CAATGACAACATAGAAAATGATAAATTTAAACTGGGGTTTTATTTAGCGATTGATCATTTAAAAACAATCGATAAATATAAGGTTTTACTTTTAGAATCAATAGCAGACACATCTACATTAATTAAAACCATAGATATACAGCCATACACTTATTCTAAATACTATTATTATTTATACAATTATGCTATGAAACCAGTTTCAAGTAAAAATATTGTAATTATTTAATTATTTAATTTTTGCGGCTAATTGATTAGTTGGTTATTTGATGATGCTAGATGCTACCATTTACTATTTATCTAGTGTATTTGCCGGCTTTTGCAAAACTATCTACTACAAAAATAACAAATACTCCTAAAAACATATATAAAATCAGTTCTTCAGTTACCGTATTTGTTTTTTCATCTTTGTTTTCCTCTAACAAATGAATCATATAATTTAGTTTTTTCATTAAATCATCTTTACTACCGTGAACATTTGCATTATTACTTGCTGTGTCATAATAAGGTAAGTAATTATTGTAGTATTGTTTAATCTTTTCTTCAGAAACATTAATATTATTAAAAGCCTCAGGAGATACAGCGGCATCTACATCGTCTTCTTTTTTATCATTTGGGAGAGATGTTAATTCTGGATTAGGTGGAGGAGCAAAATCTGCTAAACTATCGTCTTCATCTTCCTCATTTTTAGAATGATCCATAGAATTTAGGAATTCCATTACCTTTTTACTTGGCGTTGCCTTTCTTTTAATTGTTTTATTTCGCCTTTTTTTATTTACTTCTTCATTATTAACATTATTAGACATAAATTCTGAAAATCCTAATTGACTTGCCATACTTATAAAAAAAAGAGATAATTTTTTATTTGTTTTTATTTATATATAATGAAAAAATATACAAATTTAGTTTTACTATCTTTATTGGCTGCTTTGCTATATAAAACACCACAATTCTTAATAGAAAGTGTATCTAGTCAAATGGGAAAATTGGCGTGGGTATCTATTATTGCTATTTCTAACTACATGCTTGATTCTGTAGCAGCAATTATTTTAGCAGTTATTATGATTACTTTATTACACCAATCTACTGTAGAAGGTTTTGAAGGTAAAGAAAAGAAATCCAAAAAAGAAAAAACAAAAGAAAAGGAAATTGAAGAAATGGAAACTATGGAAAAAGAAAAAGAAGACGCTGATAAAGAAATGGAAACCGATGATGAAACTGAAGATGAAGAAGAAGACAATGAAAGTAAAGAAAATGAAGAAGAAGACGATGAAATCGGTAAAGAAGGGTTTGAAGTATTATCATCGACGAAAAAGAAATGCACAAAATATAATAAAGAAGGGTTTTCTGGGTTTACTGAATTACTTAAAAAATTGAAAATCCCTGTGACCAATACAAACACAACTGATTTAGATAGAGAAATTAAAGCATCGGCAGAGCGATCTACTTTAAAATCTACTATGGAATATGCTTAATTATACTATTCCTAAATAAAATAACCAAAATTAACCAAAAAAAATTACATAACAAAATAGCAACTATTAATTGTAAGTTAATGTAAAACATTTTATCAAACTATATTAAATAAGATGTTTGGAAATATAAAACAACATTTAGCATCACTAAACAATAGCAAATTTTTCGCTGGTTTAGTAATGATAATGCTTAATATTGGTTCAAAATATATTACAATAGAATTAAGTAAGACGCAAGAAGAATATTTAAAAAACCATGTTGCAAGACAGATATTAATATTTTCTATTTCTTGGATGGGGACACGAGATATTTTAATGTCTTTAGGACTTACTGCGATTTTTATTGTATTAACTGATTTTTTATTTAATGAAAATAGTAAGTTTTGCGTTATACCAATGGAATATAGAAAATATAAAGATGTTCTTGATTTAAATGGCGATGGTGTTGTTACACCCGATGAAATTAAAAAAGCAGAAGAAATATTAAGTAAAGCAAAACAGCAGCAAAACAATACAACAATGTTAAAAACCATGAACCAATTTAAAATGGATATAGTTTAAATTAATAACAATATTAATTATATTTAAGTTAAATAATCTAACTAAAATATAACTATGACAAGTAATGATGAACAAATTAAAAATTCATTAGATACAATCAGAACCTATAATGATTTTTTAAAAAAAAACACCAACATAGAAATAATTAATGTTAACGATGCTAAGGATAAGATGTACGGAACTATAACACGTATTTATAATAAATCAATACAATTAAAACGATACGATGATACAGAATTAAGCGAATTAATATATGATAAATTTGAAAAAGCCCTAATGCCAACCAAAAAACTCCCAAAACAAATTGATACAGAGCGTTTTAAATATTTAAAGGAAGGTGATCGAGTGTTGGTTTATGAAGGTAATATTAGAACCCACAAGAGAGATGGGGAAGAGGAGAAATATGATGAGAAGTCCTATAACCAATATAAAGGTAAATTTACAGATACGGCTGCATCTGGGGGAAATGTCCATTACGATTCATATCATACTAATAAAGATAATAAGCAGGATGAATACATCCCGATATTATATAAGGGAAGTGTTAAAGAGACTGGTGCTACAGAGACTGGTGAAAAATATGTTAATATATTAAGAGATGACGATAATACAAATATTGCAAAAAGTTATAATATCGATGGAACTATCGATGGTAATTCTGATAAATTTTATCAACTTAGAATAATAGATAGAACAAAAGACATTGAATCCATAAAACTTTTAATTTATGATAACAAAAAAAAATTTAAAACAGATAAAATTATTAGTAAAATAGAAAGAGACCCAAAAAACAAAGAAAATATCTTATTGCGTATTGACGAAAAAAAATATAAAGTAAAACAATCGCCGTACGCAACGGCACAAATATTGAAGATAGAACAAAAAATAAAACAATCAAATGCAAAAATGGAATTGGGTAAATTAAAATACAAAATACGATGGAATTATAAAACCAATTATTCCGGTTCAAAATACTTTCCTTTAAAGGTTTCAAATATAAAATTATTATCCGAGTCAGAAAAATATTCTCAAATTGACAAATATACAGATTTAAAAGAAGGGGACATTGTAAAATACAATGACTCCTCACATAAAAATTACGGATTATTAGCAAAAGTAGTAAGTATTGGTGAAGATACTAGAGATGCAAGAAAATATTATGAAACGCGAAAATTATATACAATTACATTTGAACCATTTGAAAGTTATGTTCCAACGGCTGAATTAAAACAGTATAAAAGAAAATATCAAAACATGGAAAAAAGTATTGCTAATGTATCCGCAAGTAAGCTATTGAAATTTAGATTTGTGGAAGTATTTTATTATGAAAAAGATATATTTGATACAGTAAAAGATACCGGTAAAAAAGAGGGGGAAGGAATGGATAAAAAGAAAGGGACAGCAACCGACGAAACACAAACTAAATTAAACAAATTAAATGATTTTATTGTAAAAAACACAGTTAATACCCTTAAAAAAAACGCGCGTTTTATTCCCGATTATGTTCTTGGAAAACATCAACCCGAAACTAAAATAGATTTAAATAAACTTATAAAGCCAAATAACAAAAACGCATACATTATATCGCATACTCCTTCTATTAAAAAGCGACCAAATGGATTGTTTTTTGATTACGCAGAAACTACAGAACGCGGAGTTATTGGATACGAAATAAATATATATGTAGATTTGACGCTATTACAATCAAAAGTAATAACACAAGAAGAATGGGATAACAAAACACTAACTGAAAAACTAGGCAATATCTTTTTAGATAAAATAAAGAATAGTGAAGCGGGTGTTTTTAATTGTCCTAATAGATGGGATAAACTTAAAAAAATAATGGGTAATATTAAGCAAGGCATCTGGTTTTCAGATATAGAGTCTTCAGAACCCAATTTAATTAAACAATCATTAAAAAAAAATACAGAAAAAATAAGCGTTCTTAAAGATAAATTAACAAAACAAGAAAAAAGTAAAAAAGAGTTAGAGCAAGAAATAAAGGAAGTGCAAAAATCATCTGATGTAGAAAAGTTGCCAGAATTACAAGAAAAATTACAAACAATTGACAAAAAAATTAAAGAAACGCAAATAGAAATAATACAATTAGAATCGTTAACATCATATAAAGGTGGTATGAAAAGCAGATATGCAAAAAAAGCACGAAAAACAAGAAAGAAAACGAAACCACTCAATAAATACATTAAAGTAAGGCCAAGAAAAACCAGAAAAGGTTTGAAACTTCTACTATAATTATATTGAAATACATAATATAATTATATTGAAATACATAATATAATTATATTTTTATATAGAATCGCATAATAATAGTTGGTTTTTATTATTTGTGCGGGTGTGTATGTTTGTATCTATATCTTCAATAGTCAATTTGTTGTTTGAAATAATTTGCTCTAATTGAGCCACACGCTCTTCTAATTTTTTTATATGTTCTTCATCATGTTTTACTTTATTATCTAAATGATTAATATTGATATCATAATACCAATTATAAACAAACGACGCACTGTTGTATGTTATTTTTGATACATGATATACAACATCCATCGCCTCATAAACAAGCAACCCTAATACCATGATATATAAATATTTATAGATATTATTTAAATAATTATGTTAAATACCCAAATCAACTACATTTCTCTCGGATTTCTTACGCTTGCTTTTCACCATTTTACGGTTTCTTGAAGATAAATCAGTGGATTGTATTTCTTCTAACTCTTGAAGACTAATTGTGCTGCCCTCCTTTTTTCCGTCATTAATATTAATAGTTTTTGTTTTTAATCCAGCCAATATATCTTTTAAATCACCGGGACCCTTCATTTCTGCACGAGCATTTCCATAATTAGAATCCATATTTTCAGCATCATTAAAATCTAAATTACCTCTCGCAGCATCAATATCCGGTCTTGACGACATTGAAACTGTTTTGCTTTGTCGAGGAGGGTTATTTTTCATTTCTTGATTGGGTCCTGGAGGAGATCCACGAGGAGGCACAACGGGTGGAGGAGGCATTGCACTATTATTTCCTCCCCGTGCGAAATCAGACATAAAATTGCCAAATCCAGGATTGGATTCACCCATCGTATTTACTGCTGCTTGCGTAAATTGCTGCATCAATTCTGGATTTTGTCTCATAATATCATCCATTCCAGGCATTGACGATTTAAACATTGTGTTTGTCATATGCAACATCAAACCACTTCCTCCCAACATAAACAATAGTTTCAATTCAGGAGCCACCTTGGTTTTACCTCCATATTTTTCATGTAACTCTCCAAACACCTCATCATACTCATCCATATTTTCATTAACAGCCTCTGACCACCCGTCCAATTTTAAATCAAATGGATCAAATTTATTATTTAAAAACTCGATACCAGATACAAAAGCCATCAACATCTTGGCTTGAAACTTTTTACTATTGTCTTTTTCTCTTTCTGATTTAATCATTTCATACTCACCTTTCATTTCATCTAAATTATTTTCCATTGAATACTTTTTACTTAAAGTGATCCCCTTTTTCTCCAATGCTTCCAACTTCCGCAAATAATTAAACTTTTCTTTTAATAATTCTTTACCGGTTAATTTTGGTTGACTAGGCACTTTTACATCTGGGTTTACTGGAATCTCTGTGAAACTTTTAAAACCATCCGACGACTCCGTTTTCCCTAAATTACCAATCAAAGAAGGCGCTCCTTCTTTTGATTTACTGCCGATATCAAATGAGTCATCGATATTTAATTTTAAAGAAGGTTCGTCCGACAAATTACTAGCACTATTTAAGATAAAATCATCTTTTCTAATGGAAGATGACCCGGATGGCTTATCGCTAATATCAATATCATTTAAATCATCGATTTCAGAAAGGGTTATATCTGCTTTTGGTTCTCCTGACTTATTTTGTTTACTAGGATTCATTAACATTTCCACGCCCGGTCCAAAATTTACCGATTTTTGACCACCACCACCAATAGATACGGGTTCTAATACGGGCCCATCACTTGATTCTTCAGATAGTTTTAATTCAATACTCATTTATGTTGTAAATAGAACTTTTAATTTTAAGTAGTCCGCACTATAATTTAATTAAATTATTTTTTAATTAAATTATTTTTAATTATGTTTATGTTTACTTACCTTATCTTTAATTTAATTAACATTACTTAAGATTACTTAACCTTATTTTTGTTTAACTGACACATATACCATTTGCATTGTAGATAACAGTCTGCTAAATCATCTTTTTTACTATGTTTATTAAAATGATCACACCAGTTGTTTATCATCGAGTTTTCATTTAAGTCGGATAATGTATATTTAATACTTGCTTGTTTTCGCTCTTTATAGCACATTTTTTTTCCAGCGCCCAATATTTGGTTTAATTTATTGGAAGAGTTTATCATTTCAATATTTTGAATGTTGTTTTCAATAAAGTGTTGTGTAATCATTCCTTGAAGCATTTTCATTCTTAATGCTAAAGGTCCTATTTGATTTTCAATAATAACACAATCAACTTCTTCATAATTAAATATACTTGAAAACTTTTCTTTTAAAGCAATCCCATATTCTACTAAACTTATTGATGTTGTTTTTTTCATCACAATAGGTATCAAAAAGTTATTTAATAACTCTTTTTTTATACAATCCAATAAAAATGTTTTTGTTATTTTTTTAACAGGTTGATTTTCATTGTTTGAATCCCCTAATGGAATGTTGTATTTTTTCACTAAATGTTTTAATTCAGATACTAACTTTTTATCTATTTTTTTAATATTAAGTTCATCACTTGGTATATTATATTCGCTTTGTTTTGCATGCGTTTTACAATAATATGTCGTGTTTTTAAAATAAGTAGCTTTTTTTCCACATACTTTACCATTTTTTTTTAAACATTTACATATATACTTGTCTGAATCTGTTAAATCCACTACATTCCAGTCTAATATTGAATAATCACCTGGGTTATTTGTGTTTGTAGAAGTAGATGTAGATGTAGATGTAGATGTAGATGTAAGACTACCTATTTCATCTATCGTATCTTTTTTTTCTATATAACAATATGCTAAATTTTTCATACCAACATCAATACTAATTATTTTCATTTTATTATAATTTTATATTACTTTAAAATCATAATAATCTTAAATCTTATTTTAATATTTATTAGTTGTTTGCTTGTTTATTTACTTGTTTGCTTGTTTATTTACTTGCTCGCATCTTTAATAATTCTTCTTGTGTAACAAATTCAGCAGTTTGCTTACTTTCTAACTGATTGCGTGTTAAGTATAAGTTTTTTAAATCAGAAGTTTCATATCCCATTGGTTGATGTTTGTCTGACATACTTTTAAATAAGTATTTATCGTGATTAACATTGTTTGTAAATGATTTAACATTTGAACACATTTGTGCGGAATCCATATTTTGCGACATTATATCTAAACCATTGTTAATTAAATATTGTCTGTAATCATAGTTAGTATCGATTCCGGCATTTTTTACAATAGAATTATTTATATCACAAGCAGTTTCGTGTTCAGTATACACTCGTCCATCACTCATCATAGCAGGAAAATCAGAATAAATATTATTTGAACCTTTATAACATGTGCTCCAACTCATATTAATATATATATTATTATATTTTATTAAGTATAATAATATTTTCATAAAAATAAATTATTGGTAATTGTTGCTTTTATCATTGCTTTTATCATTGCTTTTATAGTTGTATTTACATTTACTTTAATAATGCTATTAGTTCATGCTTTTTCTTTCCTTTTATATCAAAACCTTTATCTTCGCATAGTTTTTTTAATTCTAGTTTGCCCATTTTAGAAAAGTCTACAACTTCTTCTACTTCTAAATCTTCGTCTTCTTCATCTTCGTCTTCTTCTTCATCGCTTTCTTCTTCTAAATCATCCATATCATCCAATCCATCGACTTCTTTAATGTCTGGAGACACTTCGTGTAAGTTTCCTACCTCTCCTTTAATATCACTAACATTTAAATCATCGTGTTGTAACACCAAAGAAGCTTGCATAAAAACACCGGTTTCACCACCTTCACTTTCTCCAGATTCAAGTGTTAGTGTTTGAGTTGGTTCATCTTCATCATCTTCTTCTTCACTACTACCTTCTTCTTCACTACTGCCTTCTTCTTCACTACCTTCTTCATCATCTTCTGCATCTGATACTACAATTTTTTGACCGGTATTTCCCCCCATCTGCGCTTGAGCAATATGAGATTGCTGATCATACAATTGTATAATTTCAATTAAACGGTCTACCTTACTTTCAACATTATTAATCCTGTTTTTTACATATAAATAAACTAATACTACTGAACATAATGATACTCCTAATGATAACACGGTTCCTTTGCTAAACATATATTTAATATCATTAAATATATTTAAACATTATTTTTAACGAATGTTATTTTATTTTTGATATATTAAAAAGCATTTTATGTGACCCGATAGATTATATAGAATTTAATATTGTTTTTGCGGTATTGACGATAACTTCTGGATAATTAAGTTGCTTTAAAACCGATATACCACCTTTAATATTAGAAGTTCCTAAAATCAATTTGTAAAAATAAGTAAGTGTGTCTTGTTTTTGATTTGTTTTCATATGGCAATTTTCTATTTTTTCTTGCTTTTTCAACAATTGACATATTTTCATGAAATGCGTTGTTAATATAAATGATACATTATCATATTTGCTAATATATTTTAAGTAAGCCGTTGCGCTAGATATTGCTTCATATGGGTTTGTTCCAGAATATAATTCGTCAAATACGCAAAAATGCCTATCTTTTTTATTTTTCTCAATACAAGACAATATGTTTTTACATCGTCTAACTTCTGATTGAAATAAACTATCTCTACTGCAATTATCTGGTATATTGATGTAACAATGAAAATATTTGTATGGATTAAGAATACCATCGCTGTAATATCCATATCCAAATCGCTGACTTAATAATATGTTTATAATAACGGACTTTAAAATCGTAGTTTTTCCTGCTGCGTTTGGTCCGGTTATTATTTTATTTTTACTAAAATCAATACTGTTTTTAATAGGGTTTTTATTAATACAAGGGTGATAAATATCTGTAAAACTGCATTTATTTTTATCAGTATATACTATCTTATTAATTGTGTTTGCTTTAATTTTATGGACGATCGAGTTTAATATGTCAAAATAACCATGAAATCCTAAAGAATAAGTGATCGTATCATTTACATCATTGGAATCATATAATTCATAAAATGTTTTCATAATAGTGCCCGGCTTAGAATAATACTTGTAACTCATCGTTTCACTTACAAAGTTAAATTTATTAAATAATTCGGTGGTTTTATACTTATATTTGTGTAATGTTTGCAAAAATCGTTCATCTGTATGATATCCATATTGCTTTAATTTACAACCGTTGATTTTATTGATAAAATAATCATAGGATTGAATGGTGTAGTTTAAATATTGTTTGGTTAAATACAAATGTTTTTGTATATCAAACTGTGACTTGTAGAATTTGTAGCATGATACTGCGTTTTGATATAAATTATAAAAATACATTGACACCATCATTACACATTGTAGTTTTTGCTGTATATTCGCACTATTAAAATTTAAAACCATTTTACCAATGCTATTGTTGCTTAATACATACTTTAAACCGTCAAAATAGTTTGAAAAATTAATATTGGGATTATTACTAATGGTTTTCATCAATAAAAAAGGTAAAAGCAAGATTAGCACGGGGGTTATAACCTGTAAAAGGGGAGAGAAAAGGTTTAAAATAGTCAACCAAGTTAAAAATACCGTAGAGTAATTTAAATAACTAAACCTTTCAAATTCAAGATATTGATAAGTTTCTACAAATGTTTTATTTGATTTAATAGTGGTCCATAGATCGGTCATATCATTAATTAAATGTTTATCAACTAAAATATCACTGGAGTGCTTTAATAACTTCTGTGTATCTTTTAGAAATTTAGTATTCGTAGAGTATTTACCGGCAAAGTCATTTAAAACTTCTCTCCCTACTTTTGTTTCAAGAGAAACTAAATTATTATATACGGAATCACTGTCATCATTTTCAGTGGTTATTAGTTCCAAATCACTTTTAACACTACTGTCTATTAAATGTGTTTTTTTACAAAAGTCTACGGGTTGCTTAAAAACCTCATTTAATTTCATTTTATACTCATGCTTACTATTTATGGGAACATGGTCAATGTCGCTCATACTTATAATTATAAATTATAAATATGATTGTATTAATACGCAAATATTATATGTTTGTGATGGATGTTATATGTTTATGATATCTAATATAATTTATATACTTTTTAAATGCTCTGTGAAATTAGAAGGCATTTCTATGATCTCAGTATGATAATAATCCGAAAACCGTTTTAGTTTCGTGCAATCTTGCTTTGTTTGAAAGTTAATAGCGATTCCTTTTCTCCCCCACCTTCCAGAACGACCAATTCTATGTAAATAAGTATGTTCGTTTTTAGGTATGTCAAAATTAATAACAATACTTACTTGCTGAACATCAATACCTCTGGCAAATAAATCAGAAGTAATAAGAACACGACAAGAACCGTTTTTAAAATTTACATAATTTTCTTTTCGCTCTTGTTCACTCATTTTACCATGTATTTTTTCCACTGGAAAATTATCGGTTTTCATCGCCTCGCATAAATCATCGACACGATGAGTGCTATTACAATAAATAATTGCCTGCGAAATGCTTAAACTTTCAAATATATCTTTTACCGTTTCATACTTTTGCACATCATCAATTAAATTAATGTAATATTGAGCAATCCCTTGTAATGTAAGTTCTTGTGCTTTAACTCGTATTTGCGTTGGATTTTGCATAAATTGCCTAGATAGTTCTTCCAATTCAGCCGAATAAGTCGCGCTAAATAAAGCAACCTGAATATCGTTGTCTAAATGTTGAAATATCTTATACATTTGTTCTTTAAACCCGGCAGAAAGCATCTCATCTGCTTCATCAATTACCAACAACTTCATTTTATCAACCAGCAAATAACGACGGCGAATCATATCATGAATTCGTCCCGGCGTTCCTACAACTACATGGGGTTTAATTTCAGACAAGTCTCTTTTATTTTTATCCACTGATGTTCCACCTACCAACAACATCGTCCGCACCTTTAAATACAAGCCAAGTTGTTTAATCACATTTTCAGTTTGTGTAGCCAACTCGTGTGTAGGGGCAACAATAAGTGCTTGCGTAAAGTCGCTTTTCTCATCAATCAGTTGCAGAGTTCCAATTGTAAACGCACCAGTTTTACCCGTTCCAGACTGTGCCTGTGCAATAATATCACGGTGACGATTATTATCAATATTTCGCACCATAGGATATAATGATTTTTTTTGTATACTACTAGGGATTTCAAACCCCATAGAATATATACCCCTTACTAATTTACTTTTTAAATCCAAATTATCATCTTCCCAACTATTTATTTCATATGATTTATTATTATTTTCAAGTTCGCATTTTGTATCCATAATAATAATATTATTGTTTTTGTTTTTAAGTCTATTTTAGTAAACACATCTAATGTGTAATACACTCTTATAATAAAACACAATAAACACAAATACAAACCCATACTGTTTGTTAATAAATACATTAATAAATATATTAAATATAAAAGTCATAATAGTATTAATAATGTTACAATCTACTCACTCAAACCCAAGCTTAAATTCGGAATCAAATCGTTATGACTTAGAATTTTATTATAATACGGAAGAAAATGGCGATATCGTGGAAATTAATGAAAACACGATATCGTTGATTAATAATCTGGCAAAACGAGTAGGAGCGCCGAATTATCAAAAAACACCTATTTTTAAGAAAAAACACACACGATACAAAAATAAAGATAATGCTGACTGGAACGAACTTAGAAACTTTAAAATTACCAAACTAGAAAAAGAAAACAGTGATATTAATATCATTGTTGATAAAATCAGAAGCAATTTAAATAAACTAACAAAAGACAACTATGATATCATTAAAACGGAAATAATTGATTTAATTAACAATGATGTCAATACTAACTTGGAAATGTTAAAAGAAGTCGTGGTTTGTATTTTTGATATTGGAAAAACTAACTTTTTCTGGTCGGAAATATATGCCAAACTATACAAAGAGTTAAATGATATTTTTAACTTAAAATCAGTATACAGTGTTGATTTAAATACTTATACGGAATTGTTTAAAGATATTAAGTATGTAGACCCCGACGATGACTACAATGAGTTTTGTAAAATAAACAAAATAAATGAAAATAGACGAGCATTTAGTAAGTTTTTAACATTTATTATGCGCGAAGGATTAATTGAATCAGAGATTGTTAAAAATATCGTAGTTGATTTATTGGCGATGTTTGATGAATATGTAAATGATAAAGAAAAAGTACATGAATTAGATGAGGTTGTTGGGAACCTTTTGATTTTCGCAACATATGATGATGGTTGTTTATGTGAATTAAAATTAAATGATAAAATAGAAGACATTTCTAATATGAATGCAAAAAAACACGGAGGATTAACGCAGAAAATTGTATTTAAGTGTTGTGATTTTGTAGACGAATATTTATAGTTATGTTATTTTTATTAAATATTAAATACTTAAATTGCTAATAATCTAATGATATTATCTTTACTAAACAATATTAAATATTGTCCTTCAATTAAATTAATGAATTGTGATATAGTTGATGAAAATGCTGAAAATACAAAACTAAAAAAAATAGAGATTAAAGACATTGAAGATATGGTGCAAAAAAAATGCGAAGATTTAAACAATCAGGAGGCAGAACATTCAACAGATGAGGATACTATTTTAAGTGATAAAATCAACTATGACATTAACTATTTAAAAAAAGATTTAGTTCATATTATGAATTATTATGGATTGTCGATTAGAAAAAAAAAGAAGTCAGATCTTATTGATGATATCGTTGAATTTGAAAATGAACCCGACAACCAATTTATTGTAGACCATAGAAAAACCTTATGGTTTTATTGGGACGAGTTGTCTAATGATGAATACCTATCTAAATTTGTGATAAACACCTAAAAGTGTGATAAGCACTGAAACTTATTAATTTAAATGTTATGTAAATAGTTAAATAATTGAGCCGTTAAATAAATGAGCCGTTAAATAATTGAGCCGTTAAATTGAATAGTTAAATTAATATTTAAATAAAATATTAATTTAAATTATAATGGTAGTCTCTAATATCATAAATGAAATTAAATTTAAGGAAGATAAAAATGTAGAAAAGCATGATAAAAATACTTTGGTGTCCATGTTTCGCATTAACTTGTTTGATATAGATGTAAATATCAGCGTTGGAATGGTAAATACAAGTTTGTATGACAATGTTTATTTTGCTCCAGTATACTTAGTATTAAATGAAAACGTTCAAGTTAAGATAGGTATATATGAATTTTTAGCAGAAGATTACACAAACTTATTAGATAAAGACAACGACCTTGATATAGCCTATATTGAAGGGCCATTGTTGTTTAATTTTGTAACTAAAGAATACATTGAAGATATGATGGAAAAATATGAATTGTTGCAAGATATCGACAGTGCCGATGAATTAGATAGTGAAGAAGATGGACAAGATAGCGATGAAGAACAAGAAACAGATGGTATGAAGCAATTTATGTATGAAGAAGATGATGAAGACTATTTGGATATTATTGAAACAAAGCAAGACAACGATCAAATAGTGGGTGCGTTTTCCAAAGAAACCTCGTCGACATGGATTGAACAATTCTATAAAAATGCCAATTATGATTTGTTAGATAACGAAGGCGGCGGTGATTGCTTGTTTTCCTCTATACGAGATGGATTGCGTCATCGCAATATTTCCATAACGGTTCCTGAAATTAGAAAAATGTTAAGTGATAATACTACACAAGAACAATTTGACACTTATTATGAAAATTACACTTTAATTCAGAAGGAAATCAATGATTTGCAGCAAAAAATGTCCGAACTAAAAAAGCAACATGAGGATATACGGAAAAAATATAAAAAAACAGCGGCGAATGCCAAAAAAGAAAAGGACCGGGATACGCGCTTGATTTTGCGTGACAAAGCACTTCAATTAAATAAAGAATTTGATTCTATTAAGCCGGTATTTAAAAAACATAAAGATGAACTCGCACAGGCGCAAGAAAATATCAAGGAGTTTGAGTTTATGGATGGCATAGAAACATTAGACGATTTAAAGCAAATGATTAATACCTGTGAATTCTGGGGTGATGCTGCTTCCATTGTTCGTTTGGAATATTTAATGAATATTAAACTTATCGTATTAAGTAGTGAATACTATGAAATGGATTTAAAAGATCGCGTGGTAAAGTGTGGTGATTTTACATTAAATGAAATAGAAGAGAAGGGATATTTTAATCCTAAGTATTATATTATATTAGACCATACTGGAACACATTATAAATTAATAAAATACGATGGAAAGGGTGCAATGATGTTTCATGAACTTCCATATCAACTTAGGGAAGATATCGTCGCCAAATGTGGTAGTAGTAGTGGTAAAAGCTTGTATAATTACATTCCCAAATTTCAAAAATACATGGGTATTCCAATCACCATGCCACAGCAAGACGATGAAGATTTCGGTTCCGATAATGAAGCAGAGATGTCGCCATCGCCCGGTAAAGATGATGTTGAATTGTTTGATGATAGTGTAATATTTCAGTTTTATAGTAAATCAAGGGATGCTATGCCTGGAAAAGGAAGCGGTGAAAATATCTCTCCCAAAATGGCAAATGAATTTGATGAACTTAAGAAAATTAAAAACTGGCGACAACAGTTGTCAAACTTATACACGGCAAAAGATAGCAAAAATAAAAACAAAGTAAAACCGTTGTTTGAATTGGATGGATATAAATGGGCGAGTGTAGAACATTATTATCAAGCCAACAAGTTTAAGAAAAACAATATGGATTATTATAAATTATTTACAATGGAAAGCAAATCTGAAATTTCAACGGATCCAATTGCCGCAAAAGGAGCCGGTGGTATAACTGGAAAGGTTAATAACAAAAAATTCCGACCAAAAACGATTACACAAGATGAAGATTTCATGTTAAATAATAATAATGAAGATGTCATGTATAATGGACAATTGGCAAAATATTCACAAAATGAAGATTTAAAGAAAATGCTATTGCTAACAAAAACGGCAAAATTGGTTCACTATTCCCGCAAAGAAACGATTGTCTTTTATGATACAATGAAAGTAAGAAAATACCTGCAAAACAAACAATAAATACATAATATAAGTGCGTAACATACAAATGCGTAACATACAAATGCGTAACATAAATGCGCAACTGCAAACTATTAGCCTATTACCATCTAAAAATTATATTTAATAATTAAATATAAATATAATTTATAACTAATATATAACGACTATGAGTTCCAATGATTTTATTATAAACACTTTATTAGATAATATAGAATTTTTAAATATACCTATAAAAAATAAATCGGCTGAAAAAAAAGTAATAGGAAATCTATATAATGACCTATACATTTCTTATAAAAAAGTAAACCGGTTAATGAATAGTGATAAAATAAGTATTTCAACCATTCCAGTTAACACCCACAACGATTTACCTTACACCGATTTACTAGACAGTTTTTATTGTATTAAAGAAATAAAAAAAGATATATATGAAAAGACAACGCGCGTTATTGTGTATAATGTTACTTTAAAAAACATGAAAATTACCATATATTTAAATGATGTAACTAACGAGCAAAATATAACCAAGCATATAATGTTACATGTTTTTTCTATGATAGATTTGTTATTAGAATACACTACTGGTAATAATAGCAAAAAAACATTGACGATTTACTTATATCTTAGTGACAATGAAAAAATACTGCCAAATATGAATGTAATGCCATTGGGCGTAGAAAATGTAAATACCGCGGTTACTTATAGTTGCAGCGAACATGGTGAAATTCTTATTTTTAGAAAAGAAGAATGGTTGAAATGTTTAATTCACGAATTGTTTCATTCTTTGTGTTTGGATTTCGTGTCAATGCACTTAAGCGATACAATTAAAACCAGTTTAAAAAATATATTTTGCGTAGAAAGTGAGTATGCCTTAAGTGAAACATATAATGAGTGGTGGGCTACTAATTTAAACTGTCTATTATTTTCATTTATGATGTTAGATAAAAAAAATAAGAAAAAAGAATGCTTACAATTATATAAGGTGTGTTTGTTAACAGAGCAAATGTTTTCTATGTTTCAAATTACAAAAATCCTTAATTATATGAATATGAATTACACGATGTTAATAGATAAATCGGTAAACAGTAAAATCAAGCAAAATTTATACAAAGAAAAAACAAATGCGCTGTGTTATTACATTATCAAAGGGGTGCTATTATTTTACAATAACGATACCATTAGGTTTTTTAAACAAAACAATGCTTCACTGTTAAATTTCGACAAAACACCCCAAACCATTAAACGCTTTTTAAAGTTAATAGAAGATTTCCATGATAAAAAATTGATTGTAAATGTTTTAAAAAAATATAAGGTTTTTTATGATAAAGTCGACAAATCAAATCCTGCTTTTAAAAAAATGTTAAATACAATGTTGATGACCATTAATGGCGTTTAATAACTTAATAACTATTAAATTGAAATTAATTAAATATAATAATTATACTATTATATTTAATTTAAACCAAGGCAAACTAATAAGAACGAATATGGGTATCAAACTATTAAATAAACTATTGAAACGCTACGCATTGCGTGCAGTAAATATCGTATCATTAAACGAATTGAAAAACCGCTCTATTGTGATCGATATAAGTATATATTTGTATAAATACAAGTCACAAGACATGTTATTAACAAATATATATAAGTTATGCAGTATCTTTAAACATTACAATATTGACGCCATATTTGTATTTGATGGAGAGCCCGATAAGATAAAGTTACAAACAATTCGTGATAGAAATGAACAACGGTATGTTGCCAAAAAAAAGTATTACGACATCATCGATAATTCCACTGATAAATATATAAAAACAAACAAAAATCAGTTGATTGAATTGAAAAAGTCATTTACAAAAATAAAAAAAACGGATATTGAAAATGTGAAAAAGTTGTTGGTTAGTTATGGTATGAAATACTATATCGCACCAAAAGAAGCAGATGCGGTATGTGGTGAGCTAGTAAATACATTATACAAAGATGGGTGTATGTCAGATGATATGGATATGTTTGTTTATAACTCTAAATATGTGTATAGAAATCTTGATATTGTAAACGAAACTTGTCTGCAGTATAATTTAGATTTAATATTGAAATACTTAGGAATGGGTTTTGAAGATTTTAAATGGATGTGTATTTTATCAAGTAATGATTACAATCATTCATCTAAAACCGTATTTGACTATTATAAACTATACAAACAATACAAACAATCTGCATCTACTCATCGAGCAAGCAGTTTTATAGAATATGTTAAGTATAGTGAATTTATGACAAAAGCAACCATTAGTGAACTAAATGCGATTCATGATTTATATACCATTAACTTAAATGATACATTTAATGAAACCGATATTATATCAAGTCAAAATGACAACAATACACTACACGAAATACTGGAACAAGATAATTTTATATATCCTCCAGCGGTTGAATCATATTAATGATGTGATGGTTGTCGCAGATTGTTAAATTAGAGATTGATATAAAAACTATAATATTTATATTTTTTTATTATATATTTGAAAGTTTCAAACTTTTGATTTTAACCATGTGTCAGGAGTATTTAGATTTCACTTTACATTGTCTTCACTATTGCGGTTGCAGAACATCATTAAATTTTATCTATATCTGTTTCATCATAAATCATTGTATGCGGTAATCTTTGTGAAATTCTAGGACTATCCATATCATAAAACATGTAATAAATATGAATTTTATCTGTATGTTTTTTTTTCCTAAGTTTTCTTTTTAATTTAATAAATAAATCTAATCGTTGTTGTATTTTTTTTTTGTGTATCCAGATGGAACTTTATAGTTGTCAGGGTTCCATCTAGTAACTACTAAACATTTTCCATCAAATTCATCATACATATCACTAATTCTTTTTTCATCACAAGAATAATTTCCATTTTTTGCCTTATGCTGCTTTTCATCACATTCATCTATTTCTACTTTCTCTATACCAATATATAATTTATCTGGTCTGTATGAAGAACAACCTCCATTTGATTTTAAACTCTTATCATTTGAAGATAAGAATTCAGTTCCTAATTCTTTATCAATATAATCACTCCATATATGTTCTATTCTTGACTCTTTACCCGTTGCTTTTTTATAACATTTACGACATATCTTATGATTTCCTGTATGATCTGTATATGATATGTGTGAATTTCTATTGAAATAACAAAACCCACATTTGTGTATACCTATATCATGGACAAATTCTTTGTGCCGTTTTAAATGGCCGTTTTTTTTAAACTTTTCATTACATCCATCAACATCACAATGAAACCATTTTACATTTATATCATGAACATCTGCTTTGTGCTGTTTTAAAGTGCCGTTTTGTTTAAACTTTTCATTACATCCATCAACATCACAATGAAACCATTTTACATTTATATCATGAACAAATGCTTTGTGCGTTTTTAAAGCGCCTTTTTGTTTAAACCTTTCATTACATCCATCAACATCACAACGATACCATTTTACATTTATATCATGAACAAATGCTTTGTGCGTTTTTAAAGCGCTATTTTTTTTAAACTTTTCATTACATCCATCAACATCACAACGATACCATTTTACATTTATATCATGAACATCTGCTTTGTGCTGTTTTAAAGTGCTATTTTTTTTAAACTTTTCATTACATCCATCAACATCACAATGAAACCATTTTACATTTATATCATGAACATCTGCTTTGTGCTGTTTTAAAGTGCCGTTTCGTTTAAACCTTTCATTACATCCATCAACATCACAACGAAACCATTTTACATTTATATCATGAACATCTGCTTTGTGCGTTTTTAAAGCGCTGTTTTGTTTAAACCTTTCATTACATCCATCAACATCACAACGATACCATTTTACATTTATATCATGAACATTTGCTTTGTGCTGTTTTAAAGTTCTATTTTCTTTAAACCTTTCATTACATCCATCAACATCACAACGATACCATTTTACATTTATATCATGAACATTTGCTTTGTGCCGTTTTAAATTGCCTTTTCGTTTAAACCTTTCGTTACATCCATCAACATCACAACGATACCATTTTACATTTATATCATGAACATCTGCTTTGTGCTGTTTTAAAGTGCCGTTTCGTTTAAACTTTTTTTCACATCCATCAACATCACATCGATAAATTTTTACGCTCATGTTGTTAGATAGTTTGTTAGATAGTTTGTTAGATAATTTGTTAGATAGTTTGTTATGAGTTTTAACTAAGTACCAATTTGATGTCAATTTTGTGTTGTGTGGTGTTGTGTGGTGTTTTTAAATCAATTTTATAAAATATATAAATTTGATTTATTAAATACTCTGCATTTTAAACATTCAAAGGTTTTACATATTATATGTAAATTAAGCTACCTGAGTGGCAGTCTTGAAGTGAGGCTTCATCCACTTTTGAAGGTTGAAATAAGTCAAACTATCCGACTTCTTCATTCCTAGAAGTTGTCGCAACTTTTTATCGGCGTTGATATTGCGACGGTTGGATGGGTCTTGAAGCTTGTGGCTAAGAATATACTTTTGTAGTTCCTTAGTCACTTCAGTTCGTGCCATTTCAGTTCCTTCGGCCTTTCCTAGAAAAGCAGCTAGTTCAGAACTAATCTTTGCGGGCTTGGTAAAACCACTTGGTTCCTTGTTTCCAGCCTTGCGCTTCTTTTTGCTGGCCTTTTGGGCTTGCTTCAATTCGCGATCAGAACGCTTGGCCAATACACGAACTTGACTAGTTACACTAGTAAGTTGGGTTCGTAGAGTCGACAATTGTCCCAACAAATCATTAAATTGGTCGGTAAGAGATTGAACTTCTACTTGTTCAGTAGATTGAACTTCCACAGGGGCAGGAGCGGGAGTAGAGGGTGCAGCAGGGGCAGATTCAGTAGTCTTTGCTTTCTTTGATACTTTTGGCATCTTATAATCTATTATTACCACTTCTTTTTAAGTTGATTTTACAAAATATATATTATTTTTATTTTTAAAAGGGTAATTCGTTTATAATTTGAAAATTTAGGGTAATTTTACTTAAAATTGCCTACGGATTGTTCCATGTTGGGGTTGTTCATCTAATAAACACCCAATTTCCAAAGTAAGAGACGGAGATGCTTTGTCAAATTCAGCCATCGTCCCATCATGATGTCTAAACTTAAATTTTAATTTATTTAATGATTTAATAGGTGGATTATAATTATGCGAATTACTAGTTATTTCATTTTGAGTAAATGATAACATATGAAACAACTGATCGGCCACAATAGAAGCCTGCAACACATTATTTTTCACCAAAGATAGTTTAGCAAAAGCACTATTGTTTTTAAATACCAAATCATTATTAAAACTGGCATTAGTATTATCCGAATAAGGTTGGATTTCACTTATGTAATTATGCTTGTCTAATTCAATATACATTGAATCGTATTTTGTAGTATTAACCGCGTGTGGAGATTCTAAATACGCAACCGTTGTTTTAGCACTGTTATGTTGTTTAGATGGAATCAACCAAGCAGTTGTTTCATGCGGAAGCGTCAATCCTGTTTTTAATTGTGTATAACTATCTGCCGTCGCTACATTAAAAGTAGTGCTAGTATAATCCTGTTTTTCATACCCTAAAATACACCCTAATCCCCAATCCATATAATTATTAAATTTAGGCTTATATATACATTTCAACTCATCATTGTATTCATGCTCGTATGTTAATAATAACTTAAATTCCCCTTCAGTAACGCCGACTAGTATTTTATTGGTTATAATGTCGTATTTTACTTTAAAAGGTTCAAAATCAAATTGATTATACATGGTTCTATTTAAAAGATTTTGCAGCATATTGGCAAGTTTCACCGGTGTATAATAACCATCTGGAACTGTAATTGTTTCTGTTACATCACCGGCATGATGATTAATATCCATCGCAGTGCCAAATATAGGATTGGCGTATTGTACTCTTATTTTAGAGTTTTGCTTTCGTTCACTAATATTATGTAGAAAATTGGGGAGAGTCACATCTTTTAACTTAATATAACTTACATTTTGAAGTGGATAAGGGAGAGATATTTCAAACTCGTTGTTTTTCGGCCACTTTGACTTATCTTTATCTACTCCATGTATCGATATTACTTCTTTATGCATTACATAATTGTTTGCTGGTTTTATAATTGGATGCATCATTATAATTGTATTATATATAATATTTATTTAATTTATTTTCCGTATTTCCTTATTTCCTACTACAACATCCACAAATAATTATTCATAAATTCATAAATTCATAAATTCATAAATTCATAAATAATTATTATAAATATATATAAATATATATAATGAACAAATTCGGTGCTGCTTTGATATTTTTTAACATAGTTATTACCGCAACTATAATTACAATTGGATTTAAAATGGATAATATGTTGGTTCCATTAATAATAGCCTTGGGCGCAATATCTGGTATTGTTTTACTAGGAAGTTTATTTAAAATTGCTAAAGGTATAGCAAAAGCCATTGATGAATCGATTGGCACTTGGCCTACAATTAAAAATGTGTTTTCATCAATTTACAATACATTTGACATTTTTGCTGTTATCGGACAAATCGCTTTTTACTTGTTAATTGTTTCTAGTTCGCCAAGTATGTTTACTAGCATCAGTGTACCTATGAATTTTAAAACAAAAAATATGATTACGATTTTATCTTTGGCAATACAAACCACATTAACTATATCTAAAAATTTTATGGACACTGGAATATTCCCTGAAATTGTAATTGGTATGGGGTTATTTACAGCCTTTTTAATATATGACATTAAAACCGATATTGATAAAAAAAAAGTGGACAAATATAGTTATAAGTAAACATTAAATCAATTGTAAAATAAAACCTAATATAATTAATAGTAATTATAGTTATAAATAAATTAATATATCTACTAATTTATTTATATTTATGCTTGTATGCTTGTATGCTTGTATGCTTGTATGCTTGTATGCTTGTATGCTTAATTTATATGTATACTAATTTATACTTATTTGTCTAATATGATAAAACGAAATGTTAATCCGTGTTCCTTATTAGTCAACCATATTCCAGATATTTTCAATACTACAGACAGTTTAGCTAAATTTCCGGTTAGTTTATTACTGTCTTTATGAAACAATTTAATATAATAATTCACCAATTGCTCTCTAATAGTATAAACAGGGTTTTGAGTTAGCTGAATATAATTTTTCAGTATTTCATGCTCTATTTCCACTAATTTATTTATTATTTGTTTGTTTTTTTCGTCATATCTTGAAAAATTGCACTTGATTTTGTTATAATACTCTTCTATGCCTAAATCATACAAGTTAAATTTAATATAAATACCATTCATAGATACAAAATGATTTGAATAGTATATACGGTAAAAAAAACTATTTTCTATTACATTATTTTTTGATTTGTCACTTATGATTATATTGTTAATTTCAAACTTATTACT